CAAAACTCTCGGCAAACTCCTGCGCCGTGACCGTACCCGCCTTGCGGGCGGCGATGAGGTCATTGAGCGACTGCTCGGTGGCCGCCTGGGCGCGAGCCGCCGCCTCGCTCGTGCCAGTGAACTTGTCGAAGATGCCAGAGACGCGGTCGGTCTCTTCGCCCAACTTCTGCAACGCCTTCGACACCGGATCGAGCTTCAAGCCCGACGCATCGGCGTTGATTTTGAGCGCGAGTGAGAGGACGTTAGCCATCGGGTAGTTCCAAGTCGCCCAGCCCTAAGGCTTGGCGAAGTGCCATCAGTGCAGCCATGTCCTGCGATTCATGCTGCGGCGGCTTGTCCACCGGCACGAAATCGTCGGGCTTCGGTCGCTTGCCTTTCTCCGTGTGCGGTGCCAGGGCCACCGCCGCCAACAATCCCGTCTGCCGCCATGAATCCGGCAGAGCCGAGAACCATCGCGTATAGGCGATATGTTCCGACAACTCTGCCGAAGTCATTCGGCGGCATAACTCACCCTGGGTCATCTTGAGTTCACGAGACAACGCGACGATGAATCGCCGCGTCGGGCTCGCGTTCAGGATTTTCCCAGTTGCTCAACATCCTCCTCGGTCATGCGGTTGTGCTTCATCGCCTCGTCGAACAAGCGACCCATCACCGCCCCAGACTTCCTCGCCAACGCGGCCACCTGCTCACGCGAAAAGAGCAGATCGCCCTTCTCGTCACACAGGACGCGAGCCAGATACTCGGTGCGGAAGTTCTCGACGCCGGTCTCACGCTTACCCATCCACAGCCGCTCGTAGTTGTCACGCTCGCCGACGCTCATCACGCGAATGTGAACGTCACCGCCCCACTCTGGGACAGCAACCTTCTTGAGCCCCATATCGTCAGCCGCGAGAATCTGTTCTGCCGTCAGTGCCATGTCGATTGCTCCTATGGATTGGTCGGTGCGCCGACCGTGTCCATCACCTTAAAGACATGGGCAAATCTCACGACGCCGTTCGCCGTGGCGTTGATAGTCACACCGCGATAGATGGCATCGACATCGCACAGCGTCGCGGCTGGCGTGTTGACGGCAGCAGTGCCGTTGTGCGGCGGTGCCGTGTTCGTGCGGCGAATCGTCGCGGCTGGTGCCTGAATGGTGAGTTGCTTCCGTCGCCCGTACTCGCTCGTCGGCAGATTGCCGATAGACAGAGAGAGCAACCGCACCTCACCGAGATTCGGCGTCCACGTAGTCGAGCGGCCGAGCGGCAGGTCACGCTGAAGGTTGACCTCCAACTCCTGCACTTCAGACAGCGACTGCCCGCCCCATGTGAACGTGAAGCCCTGGCACGGAATCGGCATTGCGGCCTCCCGTCAGCGGGAAACCGTGAGGACGCCCTGGCCCCGGATCGCGTCGTTCGTTGCCAGCGTCAGCGTGCTGGACTGCACAGTGCAGTAGCTCGCAGTCGTGCCGCCGACGAGCGTGGCCCCGGCTACCTGAATGTGATACGTGCCGGTCGCCCCGTCGAAAAGCACCGACTTGCCGATGTAGTCGAACGTGATGGTGCGACCCGACCCGCCATCGTCAGCCGGAAGAACCAGCGGCGTATCCATCCGCAGGGCTTGCTCGCCCGTAGTCTGCCCGAGGTGGGCGATGTCGATACGGCTGTCGGCAGCAGCACCCGGATTCGTATTCGAAAGGACGATATTGCTCACGACGTAGGTCGCACTGACGCCGTCGAGAGAAATCGTGAGCCGCGTGCCAGAAGACGAAACGCCGGTATCGTGCGGAGTCGAGAAGGACATTATTCTGGTCCCCAGAGAACTTGATAGGTTTGCGTGACCGAGTACACCGGCGGCAGGTCGCCGCCTGCCAGTTGGACGAACCCGTCCGCCTCATTCAGCAGACTGACGAGCCGAACGCTCACGTAGTTTCCCACGCCGCCTCCCCACCCATCCAGACACCGTCGAGCGGCATCCGCCAACTCCCTTACTGCCTCGTACCCCTCCGCGAACAGGTCCACCGCCAGCGTCACGGTGGGCATTCCAACCGGGCCGGAAAGCGACTGCTCACGCTGGACGCCTTGCCGCCGCCAGGTCACGAACGGCAACGCCGCTGACGCCGGGGCAATCACCGGGTAAATGCGGCCCGCCACAAGCGACGCCACGGCAGGGTCCGCTATGAGCAGGTCGGCCAGTACTTTTTCGGGGGCTTTGAAACTCATCCCACGGTTCCTGTTGCGGATCTAGCCAGGGCCGCCAACGCCTGCTCCAGCGACAGCCGCAGTTCCCGCTGGAGGATTTCCGCCACCTGGGCCTTGGTCTGGTCAAACGCCGTTTGCAGCGGCGGCCGACCCGTAGATCCGCCGACCGGCATGGCGGGAATCGAGATGGGCGTGGACGATTTCTTGAAGAACGCCTGCGGCGTGCCCGGCTCGGTCTGCACCCGCTGGCCGCTCTGGCCGCGTGGCATCCGGGGCGTCTTCAACATCCGAAACTCGCCAAGCTTGGCGTAGCTCGATGCGATATAGCCGCCCTGTCGCTTCACCTCGTGCGTCACGACATCGACGGTCTTGCCCGACTTCATCCGCCGAACGTGGGCGAGTCGCGTGTACGGCTTGTCCGCAGGCTTCATCACCATGCGGCCTTGCGTGCCGTTCTCAAGCCACCACTGATGGAAGGCCCGGTCGGGGCCAGCCCGCACGGATCCGCCGGCGGCACTGGACGAATCCGCCCGCCCGGCACGGCGATAGCCCACGATGCCGACCGCGACGCCGTCCAGGCCGTACTCGACCACCTTGGACGTAACCGCCCGCTTGAGGTTGCCAGTCGGCCCGACAGGCGACACTTCCCGCAGCCGCATCTCCACGGGCTGAATCGCCTTCTCAATCGCCGCCGCGAGCAGCTTCGTCTTCGCCGGGTTGTCCTGCAGCGTGCGGCCGAGGGCGTCCTGCAACTCGCGGAGCCCTTCCATTCGCGCCGACAGGAAGATACCAACGGTCGCCATCAGTCCACTCGCTCGGTGCAGAGGGCTTCGTGGTGGCTGCGGTTGCCATGCTCGAGGAGCGACGCGATTTCCAGCACGCGACCACGCCACAGAATCCGCATCGTGCTGGTCATGTCCGCGACGTACCGCATCCGCACGCGATGCGATACCTCAGTCTGCTGCTGCCCCTGGAGCAACACTTCACGGCTCGATAGACCGTCAACGCTGGCCCATCGCTCCGCGAACGTCTCCCACGTCTGCACGGTCTCGCCCATGGCGTTCCGTCGCTCGGTCGCCTGCTGAATCGTCACACGCTCGCGGAGTCGGCCGAAGTCAATCATGTTCCGTACAACACCAGGGTGTAGGAGGCGGTGCCCGAAGTGAACTCCGTCTCGATGCGAATCATGTGACCGCTGGCGTCCCAGTCCGAAACGCCGCAGTTGCCGAACGACCGAACAACCTCATTCGGCAAAGTCTGGTCAAACACCACGCAATCGCGGCTGCTCTGGAACGCCACGCGGGAGACGTTGACAAACGACACCACGCTGCCCGCCGCGTCGCGGAACTGCGGCACCATCGGGTTCGTCTGCACCGTGACGCCAGCCGTGTCGACCGTGCCCGACACTACCGCCACCTTGCCCTCGGTGTATTCGGTGGCGTCCTGCAGGGCGATGCTCTTGAGCGACTTGACGGCCGTCGCCGTGTCATCGTCTGCAAACTGCACATCGACGGCGATGCGACCTCGGATGCTCACTGGTAGCTCCCCCACTTCGCGGAATCGAGCAAGGCTTTGACGCCGAACGGAATCTCCGAGAGGTTCACGGCGTCAGCCGCCATCCGCCGCTCGTACCACATGCCCACGAGCCACAGAATCGCGTTCTTGATTCGTTGCTCAACCGCAGACCCGCTCTCGCCCTTGCCGCCCCACCACGTCACGCTCACGGCGTTGTAGTCGAGCAGATGGCTCGGCCATGAGCCGTTGTAGAGCGTGCGGATCACGCCCGGCGTCGCATCGCGGTCCACCCGGTACTGGCTCGTCGCCAGCGTCGCCGTCGCCTGCGTCTCAATCGTGTAGGTGATGCTGACCGCTGTCACCGTGCCGCTGCTCGCCATTGGCGGCCGGGGTAGTTCGATTTCGCGGGGAAACGAATCGAGCGTCATCCGGTACTGGGTGTGGATGAACGTCTCGTCACAGTACGCCTCGCACCACTCACGAGCAGCCGTGATGAGCGACGAGATGTAAGCATCGTCGGTGGACGTATCGACGCGGCAGTGAGCCTTGGCCTCGGCGAGCGTGACCGGCTCAACCGCTGGCTGCGTCAGGGTTTTGAGGCTTCGAAACCGCACGCTTCGTCCTCCTGGGGGTGGCGTCGGCACGCTCGTAGTCGTGTTCGACGCTCGCCGTCTCGATCAGGTCCATCTGCTGCTCACGCTCGGCCAAGCCGTCGCGAATGAGTCGCAGGGCAGTCTCGTCTTCGCAATCGACCACCGTGCCAAGGCGATAGGTCGAGTAGTTCTTCAGTAGTCTTATTTTCATGATTGGGGCACACTCCATGCAGTTTTGGGCTTTCCGTTCGCCGTGTAATCGCTGACGTACTGAAACACCGGCTTGGCAAGGTCTTTGCCGGGCCAGACCGCGACCCACTCGCCATGCCCGATGGACACGCGAGGCGAGACGTAGACGCGGTTCCCAGCCCTGCGAAACTGCTTCCAGAACCAGATGTCGGCGTCGGTTCGCCCGTCGCCGTACTCGCCCTTGTCGTTGGGCTGGTCCTGAAACCAGGGCTTCGGCGTCCGCTTGAGGGCCTTGGTGGAAATCACCGTGCAGCCGAAATGAGCCGAATCCACCTCCTGAACGGGCTCCGCAAACCACGACATCGGCAGTTCCGTTGACCCTCCAGGAGGCTGCGTGTCCAACGTGCCCTTGAGCGTGAACATCGGGCGGCCGTCCTCCCGCTTCACCTGCATCGGGGCAAGGGCGTCGCACTGAAACGCCATCGCCATGGCCACCAACTCCTCGACCGTCTTGCGGTCCCAGAACGAATCCATGTCGGTGCAGAGCAGGTATTCGGTGGAATCGGCGAACTGCTCCATGCACCGCTGGAGCACCTGCCCCCAGAGGGCACCTTGCCCGAGCGTCGGGCGGATGCCGAGAGGCATGAGGGCTTGAGCCCATCCGAAGACGTTGCTCAATGGGCCGAATCGCGGCCCGCTCATGATGCACTCGATGCGAACGTCTACATCCGTGCCGCCGACTTTGACAATCATGCCTGACTCCAGAAACGAAGATGGCGGGCGTGGCTTTGTGCCACACCCGCCATCCACTGTGTCGAGGCTGTCAAGTCGATCAGCCGGAGTACTTGAGCAGCGCACCCTTGGCGGAAGCCGACTCGGCACCGACTTCGCCCTTGGAGAGCCGACCCACCAGCACCACGCGAGCGTTGGTGTCGTTCGGGGCGGTCGCCAGCGAGATGTATCGCGGCTTGCCCCGCAGGTCGAAGTCCAACCGCACGATGGTCGAAGCAGCCGTCTGCGCCGCCGCCGTGTTGGCCGAACTGGTGATGCCAGACACCGCGCCGTAGGTGGCCGTGTAGTCAGCCAGGGCAGCCACCGTGTCGCCAGCCCGCAGGCTGAACGTGCTGGCAACCGCCGACGTGCTAACACACGCCCCATAGACGCCGTCCACCGACAGGTACTCGTAGCCGAGCGTGTCAACCGTCAGGGCCACGGTGGCAGCCGAGCTACCGCTGGTGACGAGTGAAGCAACGCTCCGAGTGGATTCCGCGAAGTTCAAGGGTCAGTCTCCTAGAGGGTCAAAGGTCAGGCGGCGAACCGGAGGGCAACGATGGGACCAGCCTTGCTCGTGTCGCCAAGGTCATTGGCGACCATCGCCACGCGAGCGGTGGCGAAGGTGAGCATCTGGTCGAACTCGATGAACCGGCTGGAATCGGTCTTGATGGTCACCTCGCGGCGAACGCCGTAGGTCGCAGCCTGGGCGAGATCACCAAACAGGCAGGCCACCTGCGAGGCGGTGCCGGTCAGGCGATTCTCAAGCGGCTGCGTGATGACCACCGGGAAGCCGAGGAACGAGAGGTTCGCACCACCCGCCACGTCGGCCTGATTGTTCCCCGAGGCCGCCATCATCAGGCGAAGCATCGAGGCACCGTAGCCAGCGGGCGAAACGTACCACTTCGCATTCCCGCGAGCCCGAGCGTAGACCGGGAGCCGAGCCACCGTGTTGGTGAAGTCGGCCAGTTCCAGCCCGCCGAACGTGTTGTTGCCGGACTTGGCATTCACCACACCAGCAGTGTGCGTGCCGTCGATGATGGCAACAGCCACGCCGGTCGTGCCGTGGTAGGTCGCTCCGGTGCCAGTGCCGATGAACCCCGAGTTGTCGAAGGCTTCGCTGAAAGCCTGCGCCACCTCGACCGCCATCAGGTCGGCAAGGTCCACCACCGAGTCTTCGAACAGCGACATCGGGATGCGATTGTCGATGCCCCACAGCTTCGCCGTGAGCTGGATGTTGTCCAGCGTCACGTCCGAGGTCGACGGGGCGGCGTTCTCCCCGATGGGCCGAGCGGAAAGGCCGCCAGTCCGACGGGCGATCAGCATCTCGCCGTTCGGCATCGTGACGTTGCGGGCGTTCGCAGGGAACACGCCAAACTCTTCGACGAGCCGGATGACCTCGGCCGACAGTTCCGGGCTGGTCAGCACGCCGCCGAGGCTGTTGATGCCGGCCGCCTGGGCGCGAACCTCGACGCCGTGGTCATGGCACCACCGCCGCGCCTCGGCATCGCCGGTCAGCGTGGCCTTGATTGCCATGCCCGCACGGTACGCCCGCTCTTCGCAGCGGAAGCCACGCAACGGACGGATGGACTTCGGCACGGCGTAAACCTTCGAACGGCTTTCCACGGCGGGAGCCTCCTCGGGGGTCTCGGTCTTCTCGACTCGCTTGGCCGGGGCACCACGCTCCAGCACGGCGCGAAGTTCCAACTCCTTCGCCTGCACCCGCTGCAGGAACTCAATCCGCTCGCGGAGCTTGTCGGCCTTGGTCTCAAGGCTGCGGAGCGACGCTTCCTGCTCTTCGCTCATGGGCTCGGCCGGGGCCTCACCCTCGGGGGCACCTTCGGTCAGCGTCTCCATCTCGGCGACAACGGAAGCCAGTTCGTCGAGCAGTGCCTTGATCTTGTCCACGAGGTTTCGCTCCTGTGTTCGGGTCGCGGCGACCAATCGCCGTCTACCCCGAAACTAAGAAGCGAACCCCCAACCCATGCAGTTATGGGGCGGCGTTAGTAAACAACTTTCGCCGCGCGACTTCGGAAGCTGGCAGCAGTTGCTTGTCGGTGCAGCCGCAACGCGGGCACCGCAGATAGCGAGTCTGGTACTCGCCAGACCGCTGCGAAGACGCCACCGTCAGGCGACCCTCGCGGCACTTCGGACACGGATCACCACTAGCGGCCATGCGTTTCCAGATACTCGCGGAGGGATGCCGCCTTGCCGCGAGCCTGCAAAACGCGGTCAATCTGGCGACGTTGAACATCGGCCGACGCGGAACGCCACGCGTCGTAGGAACGCTGGGCAACCTTCACGTCGGCATCGGGATACGCCGGGAACGTCACCGGGCCAACGTCCAGCAGGGAGTCGATGGCCGTGATCGTCCGCACGCTGCGGCCGTCTTCCTGGCTCCACGTCTCGCCGCCACCGGGAACGGTGAAGCTGAACGACGAACCCTTGACGATGCCCGCCCGAATGTTGCTGGCGATGTC